CTATGAATATCATTTAATACGTGTTGATCAATGGTATCTTGATTTCGAACAACAGATAATCTGTCTATGTTCAACTTGCTAGTCAAAAAATCATCCATTGCACAAATGTGCTCATTGAGAGATGATGGCCAGTTTAGATCAAAATAATTTTTTTCAAGATGAAATACATTACAATTATCTCGATCTAAACTGTTTATCCAATACTGGATTAATTTATAATTAATTGGGTCAATGTCTAGCCAATCGCCAGTTGAATTCCAAACTAATTTCATTAGTCTCAGTATTTGTTACTTCTGTTGTCTAGCGCGAATCATTGCCAAGATATCTTGTGCATTTTGGCCTGTGGCTGCTGGTTTAGCAACCGGTGCTGATGCCGCTGGCACATCGTCCTCATCATCAAATGGTGATGCACTTGCTGTTGGAGCAGGTGCCGGAGCAGCCTTGGCTACTGGGGCACTTGCGGCCACAATGTCGTCTTCGGTAACACCACTGTTGCCGCCTGCTGGAGCATTAACACCTGCTGGGCGGAAGTATTGGCCCCAACGCTCTGTGTCGTACGGCTGGCCATCTACTGATGCTTCGAACATCTCTTTGATGACCTTTAACTCCACGTCTGTTGGACGCTTGGGCAAGAATGTGCTCAAGTCAAACAAGCCGTGTGCTTCAATTGCGGCTTGCTCAGTTTCTGTTAGCGCAGATTCCTTACGTGCCCACTTTGAAGTGTTGTAGTCAGCGTATCCGCCCTTTTGTGTTTTTGTAATACGGAAATCCAAACCACGCAGGGCGTCTGTTGGCAATTCTTCCAGTTCAGGATCCATTAACGCACCTTTGATCAGTGTGAACAATTGAGGACCAATGATGAATCGGCGAATAGGATTGTCCGGGGTCTTGTCGTCACCAATTGGGTTCTCACGAACAAAGCCTTGGAAAATGTAACTGCGTTTTTTCCAGTACTTACGACCCATGTCTTCAAGACTCTTGTCCTTGAACCAGGTGCGTACTTCTGCCAAGATTGGGCAAGCATCGCCCCACATCTCAACACAGGGTACTTGTACCATAACCTGTTTGGAATCCATTTCTCCTTTGATGCCGTTGAAAGGCAAACGAATCATTGCTCGTTCTTGCCAGAAGAATGTGTTTTTTGTGTTACTATCAGGGAGGAAGCGTAGCGTAGCCGATTGGCCTTCTTCCATATTCCAGTGTGGGTAGATCGATTTGTCCCCGCCACCTTGCGAACCTTGTCCGCCTTTGTTGCCTTCTGCTGCCTGTAGTCTTGCTCTGATTTCTGCTAATGATGCCATAGTGTTTCTCCTTGTTAAGTTGCCTATGTTATATGCCTATCTAAAATTTTTAGATGTGTAGTTGCCTGTGCATACAAGTTGTATTGTATACGAATGTATTTAGCATCACAATAGTAAAAGGCAAAGTTTGTTGGCTGATAAGTATCGCTATGAACAAATATGTTATTTGGTACCCTGGAGGCAATGCCGAGGGGACTGCATGGATTGAGTATCGGTTATCTGAACGACTAGGGATTCCGTTGTTTGATCAGTCTGAAATACACTGCACTCAGTATCCTCCTATCTTGGACATTTACGACGATAGAAAAAAAATTGCATTCATTCGACACGAAAGTATTCGATTATCAACTACAGAAAGTTGGTATACTGACATGCTGGAGTCTGATGTATCATGTCACGACTATGATTTGGTCATAGTCTACACCTCCGAACCAGTGGACATGGACTGGAATACGTATCGCAAAGAAGTTGAAACTCAGTTAGGAACTGCCCGAATTGTATATCTAATAGGCGGGCATGTAGGAGATGAGAATCCTGATCCTAGTATTTGTTATGTTCAACATAGTTTTTTTAATTTTGTGTCATGTGGCAATTGTCATCCTGAACACCACGGGCAACCAACAGCACACAAGACTTACTTGTTTGATGCACTGATGGGCACGTTAAAAGTTCCTAGACTTTGGTTGTATTATAATCTTCGAGACAGCGAGTTTTATGATCAAACGTTGTTTAGTATACATCCATTTCCCAACGCTGAGCTCAACCATTCAAATCAGCAAGCAGTTAAAAATATGTTGCCTGACCTGGTTGCCAAATACGGCGAAGTCAACGACTATGAAACTCCCGAATTGTTTGCACTAGAAGAAACACGTATACAACAATTCAAGCAAAAAGCAGTCACACTCAATGATAAGTATTCAAATCGTAGAATTCCTGATTGGGAACTAGGACGTATGCCAGCATCAACCTTGATGCCATGGACCATTTACGATAACTCCTGGTACAGCATTGTTAGTGAAACTAATCCAGTATGGAACAACATCAATTTTCTAACAGAAAAAACAGCCAAGTGTTTGTTAGCCCAACGTATATTTGTTATGTTCAATGCGCCCGGAACTCTGAAATATTTGCGCAGTCTAGGATTCCAAACATTCCATAGCGACATTATTGATGAAAGCTACGACGATCATGGCGACCACCAAGTTCGATGGAGTATGGCATGGGAACAGGTCAAAAAGTTAGCGGCAATGGATCCAGTTAAAGTATATGAATACTATCAACCAGTATTGGAATTCAATTCCAAGTTAATGCAAACATACTCCACTGACGAATTAGCAAGAATTGCTGACTTTGTGTACCAACATAAATTTTTAAGTGATGTGTTCCCGTTACATGCTGATAAAACATTTTATCGAGCTGACCAAAATGGTCTTCCGTACACAAGTCCTTTGCATATAAAAAATACTGAATACTATGTGTGGGATCCTCACTGTTGGTGGGAGTTTAATCGAGGAATTATAAAAGGCATAGAGTTTTTCCCAAACGCAGAAATTTCTCGAGAATCAAATCCTCCATCTGGGCGTCTAGCTCAGCAACTTGCTCGGGATTCAAGAAAAAAAATTGCAATGTTGTTCTACGAAAAAATCCGTCGACCTTGGACTCAGCCTAACATTCCTTTTGATCCAAAGAATACCATTGCTGACCTGCACTTGGGATGGGCTGATCTAGTTATTGTGTACACGTCGGAACAGATGAAAGACTGGTGGCCAGTTATCTACGGCGAAGTATGTAGGCAATTACACACTGACCGGATTGTGCTCATGGTAGCAGGCTACAACAATTATACGGATCCTGATCCAAATTTTATATTTGCCAATCATCATAGCTTTTTATCATACGTGGCATCTGGCAACGAGTTTATTGATGTGTCTGAGCAAACAGTACCTTTTAGAAAATACATGTTTGATTGTTTAATAGGCACAGTCAAACCCATTAGGCTTGGATTGTTTTATCAGTTGTTAGATAGCGAGTTTGCCGATCAAGCATTGATTAATTTACAACCAAATCCGCATTGCGACCCTGACTGGAAGGCAGTTGAGCAACTGGTGCCCGGTAAGGTTGCTACCCATGGTACTATTATAGATTATGCTAGTCCTGCATTATTAGATTTGGAAGAAGATGTAGTAAAGCAATTTAAAATTAGCACACAAAATGGATCTGCCGTTGAACGGTATTCAACTAGGCTACTAGATCGTTCAGGATTTGGTCTTCCAAATAATCAACTGTTGATGAGTAACATAGTTCCTTGGAAAATTTATCAGAGCAGTTGGTACAGCATTGTGTGTGAAACTGCTGATGCTGGTTCTTCAAACTTGTTCATTACTGAAAAAATAGGTAAGTGTTTGTTTGCCAAACGAATTTTTATATTAATAGCAGGAGTTGGTATTCTTCGATATCTACGTAGCCTAGGGTTTCGCACATTCCACGGAGATATCGTTGACGAAAGCTACGACGACGAGCCCAATGACCGACTACGATTAAACATGGCCTGGGCACAGATTGAACGCTTGCACAAGACTGATCCTAGATTTGTTTATGCACATTTCCGAGACGTGCTTGATCATAATCATCAGATCATGCTTGGGTGGACTGACCAACAATTAAAGGACATATCGCAGTTTTTACAAAAAAGATTAAACTATGTTTGCTCTAGAGCAAACTATAAAAACGTTCACGGACTGTTTCCAAAGTAAATATTGTTATGACCACACACCAAATATACGACGCAGATGCTGAAGTCCACTCAGTTGCTCACCACCTTTGGGAGGTAAAAAACTGCTTTGGTCCCGAAACGTTTCAAGAGCTGTCAACCACACATTTAAATCATGTGGATGCATGGCACCGACACGCTGATTGCCTGGAGTATCGACTGCAACTCACACCCGAGTCGCCCACACTAAAACGACTACAGGATATGGCTCCTAAGATAATGCCTGCGCTGGAACAAATTACTGGCATCAAGCTCATGCCTGCAGAATGTAAAATGTGGTTGGATTTGAGCAACTGGCATTGTCCGTATCATTCAGATGCAGGATTGCTGGTAGTGACTTATCAAGTGTATTTGTGGACACATGGCGATGTGCATGGTACTGAGTTTACACACAGCAATCCACGCACACGATTTGATTTTGTGCCCAACACAGGCTATATTAATCTAAACACTGATCTCAAAGAGCATCATGTAGATACCATTACTGGCACACGATTAAGTGCTTGCTGGCAATTCCGCGCCAAAGTGTAAGTTCACAGTTTCACGCACTGCATTAGGTGCCACAGCATGTGCCGTTCCAAAGAAACATCTAGGTTGATTGATTATTAACCAGGCTTCGTTGGGACGGTATTTTATTTTGATCAAATCTTCAGATTTGAATTCAGATATGTCTGCATAGTCGCTAGGGTGATCTGCGTTCACAGTTAAGTTGTTGCAGAACACGCTGGATAGCTCAGGTGCAGGATCTGTACCCATGAATACTTGTATGAAGCATTTGATATCCTTGTGTAACCTATGCATCATAATTTTGCTGCCTGACAGATCAAGACTTGAATAGATCACTTGTGGTTGTACAGAATGAGTTGTCAACTGCTGGATTAGCGCAGGTGCTTGTGCTAGTGCAGACTCTAAAGTAGCATTAGACCCCCAGGGGGTTAACAACCTGTTGGGATACTGTGTGGTCCATGATTGCTCTGGACTTCGATAGCTGTGGCGTACAGATTCAAAGTCCAAGAAAAAGTCTGGCAAGCGCCAGACTGTGGGAAGGATTTGTTGGGCA